TCCACGTTATAGAGTTTGTCACTGTGAGGTTACTCTGAAGGCTCCCACCTGCTATAACGGCTTCGAGACTTCGTAACTGAATTCTGACTTCTACTTCCTGACGGCTTAGAGCGCACAGAGGTATGGACAGCGCTTCGTTTCTAAAGAAATAAAAAGGAAGCGGCACTATAAACGTTCTAGGGTAGAACCCATACGCCGGTTGCTGTACGCCGTCTTGGTACGCTGTCGCGGGGCCGAGCGCGTACGAGTTGCCAGGCGTGGTGCCAACCATGTACGTCAGCGAAACCTGTTGCGAGTCACTTATAAAGGACTGGTCGTAAATCTGCATAAACTCGCCGTTTATCCTCTCTATAGTCTGACCGCCTATGACAAGGTCTGCGTACTCCACGATTGCATTCCCTATGCCGTTGGTGTACCCACCGACCGACAGGGGCGGAAGAACGAGCTTCAGGTACAGGTTTCGTATGAGCTGTCCGTTTCTAGGAACGATAACGTTGACCCAGCTTCCAAAATTTATGCCTGTTTGGAAAAAGGGCACTTCAAGCGTCTCGAGCGCAAACTTTGTGTTACGATTAAACTTCTTTATAAAGTACGTGACGTCAGGTGTGCCAGTTAGAAACTCGTCTTGGAGACCAATAGTCGTGAGCTGTATACGTCCACTGGACATTACTGCTATTAGGGAATATAAAGTTTAAGTGTCTTCCGACACTTCCGTGAAAAAATCTACAACTAAATTCCTGTGCACACAGTAGCCATGAGCAAGTTGCAGCTCAGGAAGTTTAAACCAGAAACAATGGCGGACGACAAGATTTGTGTCTTTATAGGAAAAAGAAACACCGGCAAGTCGGTGCTCGTAACTGACATCCTGTACCACAAGAGGCATCTCCCAGCCGGTATTGTCATGTCTGCGACTGAGGATGGCAACCATCACTACAAAAAGTTTGTACCAGACTTGTTCATATATGGAGATTACGACCGTGACGCGATCGAAAGGGTCCTGGCACGGCAAAAGACTCTGGTGAGCCAAGGGAAGACAAACTGCGGGGCGTTCATGCTGCTGGACGACTGCATGTACGACCGCAAGTTCATGAAGGATGTGTGCATCAGACAGTGCTTCATGAACGGTCGTCACTGGAAAATCTTTTTCATGCTGACGATGCAGTACTGCATGGACCTGACCCCCGACCTCAGAGCAAACATAGACTACATATTCGTTCTTCGAGAGAACATCCTACAGAACAGAGAAAAGATTTACAAAAACTTTTTTGGAATCTTCCCAAGCTTTGAGATGTTTAATCAAGTTATGAACTCTTGTACAGAAAACTACGAGTGTCTCGTCCTTGACAACACGTCGCGAAGTAACAGAATAGAAGACTGTGTATTCTGGTACAAGGCGAAACTTCATTCAAATTTTAGGATTGGTTCGCCGTCTCTGTGGGCGTTTCACCAGAAGAATTACAACCCTAGGCACGACACGGACCCGGCTCCTCGCAAGGAGCAGCCCAAGAAAAATTCAACAGCAGTCACTGTTGTCAAAAGCCGATAATCTTTTCACGAGACATAAAGTAGTACGCAATCATGACTGCGGCGACAAGATTGATAATAGAATGCATTCTCATTGATGGCATCTTCATCAACATGAACAGGTGTGTCAGGAAAATTATAGATATACCAATGTAATAAGAGATGAGATGAATATCAGCCATTTATATTTAACTTAGAGATTTTTTTAGCTACGTAAACATAAATGCTTCTGTTTCTATTCTCCCTGTTTGCGGTGTGTAATTCAGCGCGAATAATCAACCCGGGTGTGTGTCCTCCGCCTGATTTTGAGTCTGTTACTTCTTTTTCCCCGAGTCACTGGGTAGAGGCTCCCTGGTACGTTGTTCAGCAGGCACCCACGCTGTTTCAGCCCGTTAAGAACCTCTTTTGCGTTCGCGCAGACTACTCCGTGCTTCCCAATAACGAAATCAGCGTTCACAATCAGGAGAATAAGGGTTCTGTAAGCGGACCCCTCCAGAATGCGACTCTCAGAGCAGTCTATGTTGACGCGGCTACAGGCAAGTTTAAAGTTGGACCAGACTTTGTTCCCAGAAACTTTTTCGGTCCGTACTGGGTAATAGCGACAGACTCGTACCCCGTCGAGGCCAACTTTAGTGGGTACGAGTGGGCAATCGTGAGCGCCGGGCCTCCTTCTGCACGGTCAAATGGCAAGTGTAAAAATACAGGGTTTGTAAACAACGTCGGACTCTGGCTCTTTTCTAGAACACCGGTTCCTTCCCATAAAACAGTTCAGACTATGCGCAGCATTGCATCTGAAAGGGGCTTTGACGTTAGCATTCTCGTAAACGTTCAGCAAGACAAGTGCACGCGCTGAGATTTAATTGTTAAAACCTTTGCACCAGGTAATGGACAGTGTCAGCACCATGAACTTGAGCGACGGTGACTCCTCCATGACGCCATTCTTTTCTTCTCAGCCAGCCCCCGAAGGTCGTCTGGCTCAAAAACCACAGGAGGGACAGATGCACGCAGTGTACTCTCCGAACGTCCCTGCTGCTCCTGAAAAAAATGCTACTGAAAAAAATAGTGGTAAATCCAAAGCGATGGATTCTACACCGTTGAGCGACCTTATGATGCCAGGAGAGGACTACCTTGGACCGGCTGGCGGCGCTGCCGATCCAAGGTACATGATGGCTCCACAGCCTGCATATGTACAACAGCAAATGCCTACACCCCAGGGATACGCCGCCACCCCCCAGAAGCCATCGAAGCCCGCCACTTCTAGCAAAAACCCGATGAACCTCACTGACGAGCAGATGGAGGCTCTCTTAGCAGGAGCCGCAGCGCTCCTTGCGTTTTCGGGTTTTGCTCAGGACAAATTGTCTACTCTCGTCCCGAAGTTTCTGGACGAGGCTGGCAGGCGTTCTACCATGGGTTCCCTCGTGACTGCTCTGCTAGTTGCTATTATATTCTATTTCGGACGCAAGTTTGTTATTCGCGATTAAAACATTCCACCACTGCCGCCGCCTAGAGCGTTTGGTCCGTACATGTCAATCTGAGACGAGAGAACGAGCATGCCGAATATGAATGCGCTCACCGGGACGAACGTTATGACGTTTGCATCCTGTACACCAGTGGTAGAAAGAATTATCCATGTGAAGAGTGCGCATGCTGATGCCCCCATGATTACAGGGTACGAGACCCAGAAGCTGCCCTTGCGAGTCAGGATAGCAATCGCAACCGGGTACAACATGGTTAGCATAGCTGACGAGACGAGTGGGTTCGTCTTGTTAAAATACGTAATCAAAACCGGTAGCATCATGATTATGGACCACAGCAGCACTCCGGTGAAAATCTGTCCCCATGATAAACCAGCTTGCATTTATAGTAGACACATAAAATAATTATTCAGTCCTGGATGTGTTGACCGCAAAATTCCTTTTTGGTAGGAATCCTGTCATAGATACCTATGCTATGAGCCAAGTCTCTCAGTTCTGCAAAGTTTTTCCAAAACTGTTCAGAATGTGAATACTCATCGACTGTTGAGTGAGCGAGTTCGTGTAGGAGAACGTGGAACACGTCGTTCGGCTGCCCGTCGAGGCACAAGCCTATTTCGTATCCCTTGTTTGAGTTGTACCCTAGGTCTCCTGATTCTTTTCCTACGAGGAGTATCGGGTCCTCGAGAACCCAAAACTTTTCTGGCACAGACCCGTGATGAGTCTGTATGTATTTTCTCAGGATAGCGTACCTCCGTTTCACTTCTCTCAGGTTTTCAGGGTCTCGTGTAATATAAATGAGATACACATCGAGTACTATGAATAACATGACAAGTGTCCATTTCATTTATAGTGTGCGAACAAAAATAAACCGAGAGTACAGTGTACTCAGTTTGGTACCGTCAAGAGGTGACCATTCCTCGAGTCTAAACCCGTTGTCGAGTAGCTCAGTTATCAAGATGTCCTTGTACGCTATAGGCTCACTCTTAGCCTCCCCGTTGTAAAAAGGAGTGTCGACCAACATGACAAACACTTTTTCTCCAAAGTTTCCAAACCCGGTAGTCTCTTTGCGAACGAAAAAGTTTCCGAGTTCATCCTTAAAAGGAGTCTCCATGACCATGCTCTCAGAGTCTGGTACAACGCCTATGAGCTTTCCACCCGGTTTCAGTCTGTCTCGTATGGCCCTGACGCTCTGCCTGAAAAGTTTTTCGTTTGCAAAGATGTAGTGGAGCGAAAAGTTGTAGCACACGACGTCGTACCTCTTGTTCGAAGGACACGCGAGTATGTCCCCGTGGTACATGACGGGGTCGAGTCCTTTTATTTTTGTAGCTCGAGACCTCGCCTCAATGAGGGCTTCGGCGCTCGGATCGCACATGTCGAGCGTTCTTACTCCAGACGAGACCCACTTGTGCAGGTCCCCCCCGAATCCGCATCCCACGTCGAGGACGCTGCTGCCAGGCTTTACACACCTTTGTATGAGCTCTCTCTTGACATCGTTATGGTACTGACGTATCTTTTCCATGTCAGGATAGATTAAAATATTTTTAAATACAAAATGGGTATGACCTCTATGATACCGGGACTTGTAACTATTTTCTGTCTATACTGCTCGGCTGTGAGCACAGTCTGCATAGGGATGACTAACAAAAACGGCGCGTTCAGCATGAAAGGCATGGAACTGTGCTGCTGTTGTCTTCTTATACTGTTTATCGCAATGGGCGGGGCATACGTGACAGCGACCTCGCCCTAGCACATCCTGAAACACTCCCATCTGTTTTTACTCCTGTCTGAAATGTCAGAAAACTCTTCTATAGTGAAAGAGTCGCCCATAGACTTGTTGCACTTTGAGCAAATTGGTCTCAAGTTGTCGAGACTCGTAGCACCCCCTTTACTTTCGGGCACGTTGTGACCAACCTCAAAAGTAAACGGCGTAATTATGTTTTCGCACCACTTGACGTGGCACTTGTGCTTAAAGCTCTTGTCACCCAGGTACACGAGCCACACTTGCTCTCTCATGGCGAGGGGAATCTTCTTCTTTTTCATCTGCGTACATGGTACACGACGTCTCTAAATGGTGTACACATGCGTACTCGATTTAGACGGAAGAATAGAAAAGAAGACGACGTGGGCCACACTGCAGGAGGCTCAGGCCTGGGCTGTCGCTCACGCTAGGATAGTTCCAGGAACGGGAAAGTACACAGTCACGATACTCGACGGAGACACGTGTGTGAAAACTCTCTTCTAAAACAACCACATCTTCCTGGGGCAGTACCCAATCTTTTGACACACAGACTCAGGAGGAAACGCATCTAGCGCGAGTGTCACGACGTCCC